CGGTGAAACAACGCCCATTCTGCACACTTTCGTGCCTACGTTTCCTGGCAATAGCCAGGGTGTCGTACGCCTGAAAGAATCAGATGGGGTTCCTCTGGGTGATAATATTCTCACCCTTTCGCTCCGCCAGACCGACACCAAATACAAGGGTCGGGTCTTGCTGGTTTTGCCGATTGTTGTCGATGAGACAATAAACGGTGTTGTCGTTCCTCGTGTTGTTCGGTCGGCCATCGCCGACGTGACTCTCACGTTTGATCAGACTTCGTCTGCGCAGGAACGCGAGAATGTGATGACCCTTATGGGTAACATTCTTCTTGGGAATCAAGTCTTGATTTCCGGCGCGTTCCATGATCTGGAAGGCATTTACTAATGATTCGGGACTTCCTGTTAAAGGGAATCCCGGTTATTAGGGCTATCGGAATCCGAAAGCCTGCCGTCCTGGTTGTTTACCTAACAATCATCACCTCCTTTGTTGGAGGTGCTGTTTATATCGACAATTTTGCGTCCGAATGGAAGCAACGTTGTTCGAGTGAGAATCCTTTGGCCTTTCTTTATAAGGACATTTGCTCTCATTAGGTGCAACTGACAATAACTGTCAATCATCCATAAAAGGTGCATATTATCATGCAAGTGAAACCACTGTACGATAAGAAGACGAAGACCTCGACCAAACAGGTGAGAACACTTCGGAACTTCAACTTTTTACCAGTGACTATCTGTAATGGCTTCGAGAATGACTTAGAATTACTTATCAGTAATCTTTGTCCTTCTTTCGGCTTTAAGGGTTCCTATCTTCAATCTGAGTATAAATCAAAATACTTAGACTCGAAGGTTGTCACCCCTGCGGATAGACGGTCTGCTGCCATTGCGAAATGGCAGCTGATCGAGGAGCGCAATAGCTACACCAATCAACGTCTCCAACTTGGCGATGTTGATTTTTCTTGGACAACAAGCGATAAGCTTATATCTACAGCTCGTCGCTTTATTGCTCAAGTTTTGGGTGACCTGAATGTTTTAGAATTGTTTTCTAAACATTCGGGTCATTCTAATGGTGCGTCAACACGCATTAAAAGAAGCCCAAAAGCAGCTATTGATAAACACACTGGAAAAGCACACGTCTCTTCTTCAGCTTACAACTACTGGCGTCTTTACGCTCATAAGAGCGTATTGGACGATCAGGAGATCGAGCTGCAAGAGTCAAGCGTGTTATTTACTGTTCCAAAAGCAACAGAGATTGATCGCGTAGCTTGTAAAGAGCCCGAGATCAATATGTTCCTACAACGATCAATAGGTACCCATATTAGTCGAAAACTTCGACGTGTAGGTATAAGTCTGAACGATCAAACAATCAATCAGACTCTAGCTAGTCAAGCTTTACAACTTGATCTTGCTACTATTGACCTTTCGTCTGCTAGTGATTCAATAACTAAACAACTTGTTTATGAATTACTACCATTCGATTGGTGGGAGCTCCTTGATGATTTACGTGTACATAGTACCGTAATCGATGGGATACCTGTTGAACTGAACATGTTCAGTTCAATGGGTAATGGTTTTACCTTCGAACTTGAAAGTTTGATATTCTGGGCTTTAACCCGGTCTATCATGTACTTATCAGGTGTTAAAGGTAAGCTCTCTGTCTTTGGTGATGATATTATAGCTCCTAGAGCTATAGCTCCCCGACTTGCACGCGTTTTCGCGTGGTTTGGCTTTAAGGTAAACACCAAAAAGTCACACTGGACCGGTTCATTCCGGGAATCCTGTGGGAAGCATTATTACCAAGGTCGTGACGTCACTCCTTTCTTTCTTAGGGAGGCTGTTCGTTGTAAAACGGATGTTATCCGTCTTCTCAATAAGTTGATGGAATGGGATAGCAGGGGATTCGGTTTTATATCCGACCCTCTAATACTCTCGTTCCATAAACATTGGGCAAAGGAAATTCCCTTTGTCCTTCACGGAGGTCAGGATCCAGAGGATCCTTCTGCCTTAGTTACAGGCAGTTCCCCACGTAGTAGGTTAGTACCTATTACACGTGATATTGAGTTTGACCAACAAGCCGCTTTGACTTGTTGGTTGACGAACCGCGAGACATTGGATTATCCATTGTCTTTCGATGTAAACCGTGAGGTGAGTTTTCGTTACTCACCTATGCCGGTTTGGACAGTACGCACCGCGTGGGATCCATGGATCATGGATCGAACTCAGTGTGGCCCCATAGCTAGTTAGCATGGGGTTACCCCGGTAAACCGGGTGGGCTAATCTCTTTCGAGGTTAGACAAAG